GGAACACGTAACACAAATGCTGAGTCTGTGGCGGATCAAATTCGCGCACAGATGGCAAGTAATCCACAGATTAACATGGATGGACAACACGTGTCTTATACAAAGTCGAATACTGAGTCTCGTCAAGATCGAGACAAAGCTCAACCTCCATCGAACGTTGAATCGAAGGAGAGAGGAGACAAAGCCTCCCCCCAGTCGAACGTTGAATCAAAGGAGAGAGGAGACAAGGGCATTCCGGTTACCAATGTGGAATCCACATCGGACCAGAATGCACAAGAAATCCAGACAAAGTTGTTTCGAAATATTTACAGTATTGGTAATACTGATGCTGACGTACCTCTTGGTTTTGTTTTCTTCGTGAGAGGGCGACAGGCGATCACAAATCGCCATATCGCCCAATTCATGCGAAAGGAAATAAAAATCGAGAATACTAACGAGTCTTATACGACAACAGTGGCAAATCTCAGAATTTCTACTCTACCAACAACGAGTAATCATTTTGATAAAGATTTGGTACTGATTGAGTTCCCACGTCATGTGAGAGTTCATGCCGATTTGACAAAATATTTCATGACAAAGACCGATTTTTCCCTACATCAATCGCTTGCAAAAGTTGCGTTGGTGAACCATCGTGCGGCTCATACCGTGCGGTATTCCCAGCAATGCCGAGCAATCAACGTACCCTTCAAATTGACAGTGGACGGACAATCTACTTACATTCGTGAGGCGTATGAATACGATGTTGAAACCGTGAAGGGTGATTGCGGAAGCGTGTTAATCGCTTTTGACAAAAACTTTGAACGGAAGATCATTGGAATTCATATGGCTCGCGGAGTCGGAATTTACTTGGGTGTTTCAGTTGCCATTCATACTGGATGCCTGAATGAGTTTTTCGAAGCTCACCAGTCGTTATATCCGGATTCCCCTCCGGACAGTACAGCCAATGGCCAATGCAATATCCCTTGTGAACCAACCGACAAAACATTTGACGGACAGTACCTCCCCCTTGGAACAGTCGAGCAAATATACCAACCGCTGAAGACTAATATTCATAAGAGTCCTCTGTATGGTGTGATTGCTACTCCTTTGACGAAACCCGCGTGCTTAGCACGTTTTAGGAATGTTGAAGGTGATGTTGTGGATCCGTTTGTTAATGCCCGTAAGAAGGCACTGACGGACAGCGTGGAGATTGATGAAGAAATTCTCAAGCGAAGCGTGAACCATTACTCCGACCTCATGATGCGAAACATCGATCCTTTCGACCAAATTGTTCTCACACGAGAGCAAGCGATTGAAGGGATTGAAGGAGAATCTACTTACCTACCCATTAAGCGAAATACGTCCCCAGGAGGACTGCCATCGTTTCATGGTTGGGTAAAGACAGGAAAAGGAAAACGAAATTATCTGGATTCAGGTGACGGAACATACCGGACCGATCACCCTTTGGTGGTTCAAAAAACCAATGAAATGCTAGCTCGTCTCAAACGAGGCGAGCGGAGCGACACTGTGTGGATTGACACACTGAAGGATGAACGCAGAACGTTGGCGAAAGTAGAAGAAGGAAAAACGCGATTATTCGCAGCCGGTGAAATGGCATTCTTAATTCTTTTCCGTCAATATTTCTGTGGTTTCGCGTCTCATATGATGCGGAATCGGATAATCAACGAATCATGCGTTGGGATTAATGTTTACTCGTCAGAGTGGACATCTCTTGCCAATCGTATGCGTTCAAAAGGAAAACACATTATTGCTGGTGATTTCACCAACTATGATGGAACCTTGTCCGCCACGATTCTCTGGTCACTTCTTGACATTGTCGAGAGGTTTTATCAGGGAACCGAAGAGGACAAGTTGGTGCGTCGAACGATGTGGTTGGACATTGTGAACAGTGTTCATGTGAGCGGAAACCACCTTTACATGTGGTCGCATTCGCAACCCAGCGGATGCCCAATTACTGCTCTCCTGAACTCACTGTACCACAGTGTTTCAGCCAGATACGTGTACATAGTATGTGCACGTCTTCACTCCCCCGAACATATTTCCCTCTTGGATTTTGATCGTTTTGTTGCTCATAACAACTATGGTGATGATGATTTGTGGAATATATCTGAAGAGATCGTCTCTTGGTTCAACCAAGAGACGATTTCCGAGGCTTATCTCACGATCGGCATGACCTATACGGACGAACTCAAGAGTGGGAAAATGATCCCCACCCGAACTTTAGATGAAGTTCAATTCTTAAAACGCAAATTCCGATATGATCGTCGCCAAGCGCGTTACAGATGCCCACTCTCTATGGATACAATCCTGGAGATGGCCATGTGGATGCACGGAACGAAGAACGTAAAGGAGATGGTTGGAGATACGCTTGCAGAAGCAGTTTACGAGCTAAGTCAACACGACGAAGCAACGTTTAACGAGTATTTCCCACGTTTTCAAGAAGCTCAAAAAATCATCCCGGTTGCTTTCTGTACTTATAATGAGTACCAGGAAGTAGAGCTCTACAGATACTGCGTGTAACTGTGGGCTCGGGCTAAGTCGCTATGGCCTACCAGAATGGTAGCGACGGGTCTGGCACCCGGAATTCGTAAGAGTCGAACAAACGCCACATGTACATATGTAAATTGTGAACTATCACGCTGGTTAATGCAACCTATCTTTGCTTTTTGCAAGAGATGTACACCCCTGTATATAATACTCCATCCTTTTGGAAACATGTCAAACTCCCGCGAGTTGAGTCGTGGGTAATAGGTGAGGAGAACTCAAATGTTATGTACAAAATTAAAAGCCTCGTGATCTGGGCTGACTTCCAACCACTATCCGGAAGTCAGCAGCAAACCCTGCTGAGGTATCTCGAAAGAGATGGTGAGAGAGGTATTTACCTCTATTGATCAATGTTTGCTCACCCTGTAAATATATAGGATATTGATCTAGTGTGCAGAGCAGAGCGTTTAAGCTGACGCCTGTTCAAAGAATTTAGCTTGCAACAACAGATACAATGACATCTACGCTTGGACCCTCAGAAGGTCAAGCCGTCGTAAAACAACAGGAGATTGTTTCGTTTGTCGAAGACGGAGCAGTCGCAGAATCTCAAATTCCCCCTACCCAATCTGTCCCTACCCATATGGATGCGGATGATATGATGGTTAATTCTGTCAAATCATTCCTCCAACGCCCCATTCTTTTCAATACCTTGCTTTGGAATACAAGTCAAACGGCTTTGACCGAGCTAGCTAATGTTAGAATGCCGCGCAACTGGTTGGCTAACACCATGATTCGAGAAAAATTGGCAGGATTTCGCTACCTGAAGTGTGACTTCAAGGTTAGAGTTCAAGTCAATGCTATGCCCTTCCAGGCTGGCAGACTATTGCTCTACTTTGATCCGTTATACTCTCAGTTACGTCGAAATCCAACGTCTATCTTGCATTTTGGTGGTATCACTGGTTATCCCCATGTCGAACTTGATCTCATGAATGAAACTTCGATGGAACTTACCCTTCCGTTTAACAACATTCTGACTCATTTTGATCTCATCAAAGGAATCGGTGCTACCGGTTCCGCCCAACTTGTTGTATATTCCCCTCTGACTGGAGACGCAGCTTCAACCGCTGATGTTTCCATTTGGATGTGGGCTGAAAATATCGATCTGCAACTCCCCACTGGCATGCCAATGGCGCCAGGTGACCCTAACCAGTCACTTCGCACCTATGTAAATAGCAGTGGTGAATCAGATGGCAATTTGTATGAATTAGAAGATGAAGAAGACAATGCCCAATCGGGCGAGGAGAAGAAGCGCCCAGGAAACATAGAGACTATTTCAAGAGTCGTAGGTCAGATTGCGTCGAAGATGGGCGAAATCCCATTTCTTGGCGCAATAGCTGCTCCGATTTCGGCCGTTGCCGACGCCGTAACGGGGGTAAGTTCGCTTTTTGGCTTTTCCAAGCCTCAAGACCCAGAGTTTCCTATTAAGGCCGAGTTGGGGTATGCTAAATACTTCACTAACTTTAATGGGGATTCAAAGGCGAAAGTGCTCTCGTTGGACGCGAGGAATCAAGTTTCTATGGTTTCGTACATATCCCCCTCAAAGGATGACGAGTTGTCGCTCGCTCATCTTGTACAAAAACCCACATTTTTAGGTAGATTCAATTGGTCAACGACTGATGTCAGCGATACAGTGGTCTTTAACGTTCCAAACGTTCCAGATTACTGTGTCACTGCCACCCAGCCGTGGGCAGTTGGCGCAGATGGCGCCCTAGTGCATTATAACACAATGTTGAGTTATCTTTCCGGTTTGTTCGCATTCTGGAGAGGTTCTCTTAGGTATAAATTTAAAATTGTAAAATCCCCCTTCCACACTGGTCGACTTCGTGTTGATCTTGTTCCCGGTTTTAATGCCGTTGGTGACGTGTATGTCCGAGAAAAGGTTTATTCCCAGATTATCGACATTCGCGAAACTAATGAATTTGAAATCGAAGTTCCCTACAAATGGAACGCACCTTGGAAAAGGTTGGCTATGAACCCGTTGCTGGATAAGAATAGGCTCTCTCCAACTGCCTTACTTGTTCGCGTTCTCAACCCTTTGAGAAACGGAGGTCAATCCGCCCCAAATGTGGAGCTAATTGTGGAAGTCTCTGGAGGAAAGGACTTTCAGTTCGCATACCCTTACATTAAGGGGGGTATGCGTCCTATGAACTCTCCTCCACCGACCTCGACGCCCGACAATTGTCAGTCAGGTGAGGTAATTGCGCCAGGTAATCCTGGTTATGAAGCCAACTCCATCGGAGTTGGTGAAGTAGTTACATCACTTAGACAGCTGTTGAAGCGTTATGTGAGAGTCCCAGACTCTCTAGTTACTGAAACACAAAATAACATCGCAATCAACATTAACAGTTCTAGTCATACTGTTTCTGACGGACTAGACGCAACCAAACCCCTAGCGTCAGCCCCTGTGTTCACTAACACCCCCGATTTTTTATCGTATATATCTTACCTTTATCGTTTTCGATCTGGTTCAATTCGCGCTGCGATTGAGCTAGATAATGAATACGATCGAGCTGTAACGAGATATACGTTAACAAATATCTCTAATTTCCCCCGAGAAATTGCTTACGCACCTACCACAGGTGATGATCGCACTATCTCAGAAACTAGCCCCTGCGCTCTTCAGTTTTATCTGAATGAGCCCTTTTGTGAAATAGCAGTGCCATACTACCAACTTTGGCCCGCCACTCCCACTCCACTTGGTTTACCCAATTTGGAGACAGGATCAGGTTTAACTCCTGGTCTTTTCACAAATGTACCCTACAACCCTGGATCAGCTTTGAATATAAGCGCGAGCCCTACCCAATTCTCACATATGACGGTCCACCGAGCAATCGGTGAAGACTATAATTTGTCGTTTTCGGTGGGACCCCCTCTTACTATTCAAGCTCGACCCCTCCCCTAATCCGCAGAAATGTAAAGGATCTGGACGAGTAGAGATGAATTCTTTGGAATTTTTTCCCCGCAGTTGTGGGGTTTTTTCAAAAAGAATTGATTGATGACACTCAGACAGCATTGATGTTGATGACTAATTAATTCGATCCCGCGTTATTACGCCCGCGTGACATGCCGCTTCACGGCATTTTAGGTGTTTTACAAAAAAAAAAAAAAAAAAAAAAATTTCCCCTCCGTACCTTGTTGTACTCTGC